CCTGACTTGTCAGGCGAGTTCGCTTCACACCCCACGGGTAGGTTTCCCAATCCGATTCTGCGAAGCACTTGATTAACCATCAAGGGGTGCGCCCGGCTGAGGAATTTCAGTCTCCTTTAAAGCAATTACTTGCTTAAAAGGGTAAGACCAAAATCCTAAAAGGACAACCGAACGATCTGTAGGAATAGTTTGAGGAGAAATCCGTTTAACAAGACGGAACCCAGCAAAACCACCGAAGCGGTTTTGCTGACTAAAGCCTGCCACGTACCGTGCTCGCATTTTATCGACAGCCACTATTTCAGTGACTTTCTTAAAAAGCGAACGGTGAATGGTAAGTATTAGTTCTGCCTGTAATCGATCCCACTCGAGGAGACCGGGATCAAAGGTAGACTTTACAAGGCGCCCCAGACTTTCAGCCTTCAGAGCCAGTGAGGTCCCTTCCAAGATAGTCCATTCTCGACCGAGGAGGGTCTGCTCATAATCGAGCTTCTTCTCTTCGTATTCAAGAATGGATTCTTCAGCTTTGGTGCACAGGTCGTAATAGACCCAGAATGCCGGAGAACAAACCACAAAGGGCAATGAGATAAGCCCCCAAAGGTTACGCCCGAATAGACCAACACGGGCCCAAAATTGGGTTCGGAGTTGATCCTTCAGTTCGTCTTCCGAAGGAGGACATTTCTGATTGTCGGCAATGAGGTCCTGCAGAGCAGAGACCACATCGTCCGGTCTATTCGCCATCGAGTGTGGGAATAACGCGATCCAGCTAGCTTTGTATAAAAGCCCACTGGCCGTATCCCATAACCCACTCGTAGGCCCAATAACCGATGAAAGGATCGGTCCAACATTTGATCTTAGCCAGTTACCTGGCCGGATCATATGAAGGAACCGAACCAATTCTCGCTCAACGTGCGTGGGAAAGATGAAACCTCGTTTCAGAGAATCTGAAATGAGAGTACAAAGCATACGCGGATTACGCAAAGACCCAAGGATTAAACCAGGGCTCATGGGGGATAAATCCCCCAGAGTTGGTGAAATCCATCTTTTGGCAAACTCACAGGTACCCGATTTCATTTCGAAAGATTTCGATATGTTAATAGGGACACCAAGAGTTGACATAAGATCCAGGTAGGCTCCCGCAACGGCAGCATCAGCAATGATAATATCATCACCTAGCAGCGCATAATGCTGAAACCATTCCCGGTAACCAACTCGTCGAGCAGCAATCTGCACGATGAAGTGGTGGGACAGTGCAAGCATAGCCCAAGAGGATAAAGCTCCTATGGGTTGGCCAACCGCATAAAACGTAGCGCTCTTATTCAGAAACCAGGGACGAGTAACCAATAAAGCAGCCCAGTTACGAGCCCA